CAACGGCAAAGCGATCCGCGCGACGCTGCTGGGCGTGCAGCGCAACCGTGACGGCGATGCGTTCTCCGGCGGCTCGGCGCCGAACGCCGACGCCTTCGAGGAGATCACCGAGGGCACGGAAGACACCGACTCCCTGACCTGATCCCGGGGCCCTCGCAAGAGGGCTCTTTGATGGTGGCGGCAACGCCGCGAAGGTCGCACCCGCGGCACATTGGCAGAGCCCTCTGTGCCTCTCGACATCAACGGAGACGGGAACCGCTTCACGCCGGGTCGAGAAGACCGCGCCGCCACCATCAAAGAGAGGGAGAACATGAATCTCTGGCTTGACACCGAGACCCGGAGCCCCGAGCCGATCAAAAACGGCGTGGCGAAATACGCCGAGCGCACCGAGATCATCCTGCTCGCTTGGGCGATCGATGACGAGGAGCCACACGTGCTCGACCGGCTCCTCGGCCCGCTGGATTGGCCGAAGCGATTGCGCGACGCGCTGCATAACTCCGATTGCCTCGCGTGGTTTCAGAACGCGTGGTTCGACTGGAACGTGCTCGAGACCGACGAGGACCCGAGCATGCGCTACATCTGCGAGATCGTGCCGCCGGAACGCCGCCGCGACACGATGGTGCAGGCGTACCTGCACGGCTTGCCGGGCGCGCTGGAGGCCCTGTGCTCGGCGCTCGGGGTCGTGGACGAGAAGGCCAAGGACAAGCGCGGCCGTGCGCTGATCCAGCGCTTCTGCGTGCCGAACAAGGCCGGCGGATTCAACCGGCCCGAGGACTTCCCCGAAGACTGGGCCGAGTTCAAACGCTACGCCGGCAAGGACATCATCGCGATGCGCGAGTGTCATCGGCGCATGCCGAAGTGGAACAACACCACCAAGCAGTGGGCGCTCTGGGCGCTGGACCAGAAGATCAACCGGCGCGGGATCTGCGTCGATGTCGAGCTCGCACGAGCAGCCGTGGAGGCGAGCGAGAAGGCCAAGGCCACGCTCGCCCAGCGCACCCAGGCGCTGACGAACGGCGAGGTCGAGCGTGCCACGCAGCGCGACCAGCTCATCGCACACATCCTCGAGACCTACGGCATCGAGCTGCCCGACATGACCTCGGCCACGCTCGAGCGACGCATCAAGGACGAGGCGCTGCCCGACGAGCTGCGCGAGCTACTGGCCGTGCGTCTGGAGAGCGCCACCGGCAGCGTGTCCAAGTTCAAGACGCTCTTGCGCTCGGTCAACGCGGACGGCCGGTTGCGCGGCACGATGCAGTTCCGCGGCGCTGCGCGCACCGGCCGCGTCGCGCACCGGCTGTTCCAGCCCGGCAACATGCCCCGGCCGACGCTATCCAAGGACCTGATCCTGATCGCGATCGACGCGATCAAGCACGACTACGTCGACCTGATCTTCGACGACATCATGGCGGCGTGCTCGAACTGCATCCGCGGCACGTTGATCCCCGGGCCGGGCAAGAAGCTCGTTGTCGCCGATCTGGCGAATATCGAAGGCCGCTTCGCGGCGTGGCTGGCCGGCGAGGAGTGGAAACTGCAGGCGTTCCGCGACTACGACAGCGGCGAAGGCTTCGACCTCTACATCCTTGCCTACGCGCGTTCGTTCGGCGTCGAGCCGGCGGATGTGCCGAAGAAAGGCAACGAGCGCCAGATCGGCAAGGTCGAGGAGCTGATGCTCCAGTACGGTGGCGGCGTCGGCGCGTTCATCACGGGTGCCGCGACCTACAGCATCGACCTCGCGCAGATGACCGAGCAGGTTTACGACAAGCTGCCCGAGTGGGCTCTGACCGAGGCCAAGAAGTTCCTCGGCTGGCTCTACGAGGATGCCGAAGAAGCGCTCCTGCTCGGCAAGATCGACGAAGAGACGTGTGAGCGGCGCAAGCTCAAGGCCCGGCTCGGCCTCGCCGAGAAGACGTTCATCGCGTGCGACACGATCAAGCGCCTGTGGCGTCACGCTCATCCCGAGATCAGCACGTATTGGAAGGAACTCGAGGAGACCATCCGCTACTGCATCGCGAATCCCGGAGAGGTCTGCCCGGCACGCAAAGTCAAGATGAAGGTGAGCGGCCGGTGGCTACGCATCGGGCTGCCCAGCGGGCGCGAGCTGTGCTACCCCGGCATTGGCCTCGACGTGGTCGAGGAAGACCCCGAGACCGGCCGCAAGCGCACCTATCCCGGGATCAGCTACAGGGGGCAGAGCCCGTATTCACGCAAGTGGTCGCGCATCAGCACCTACGGCGGGAAGGTGTTCGAGAACATCACCCAGGCCGTGGCGTGCGATCAGCTCAAGGAACCGCAGTTCGCGATCGAGGAGGCGGGCTTCGGGATCGTGCTCGACATCCACGACGAGATCATCGCCGAGGCCGACGCCGACCGCGACGACTTGAACGCCGAGAAGCTCGGCGCGATGATGTGTGCGGATCTTGTGTGGAACCGCGGCATGCCGCTGAGTGCTGAGGGGTACGAAACCACGGGGCCGTACAGAAAATGACGCAAGACGAGGTACGCGCAATGTTCGTCTACGAACGCAAGACTGGACTTCTACGTCGGCGGCAACTGCTGCGGCAGCGCGCAGACATGCGCGGGAATTTGCGAGGTCTGAATGAAAACGTTCCTCCTTCGCCTCCGGCAACTCTTCTGCAAGCACGAGGTCAGCATCCGCGAGATCGTGCGCGTGCCGGACAACGCGTACCGCGAGGGCTACGTCGCGTGCCGCTGCCGCAAGTGCCACAAGAAGCTGATCGCCGCCTACGGCCTTGCGCTGCCGGCGAGGCTCCGGCCATGAAGTGCCCCCGCTGCGGCGCCGACAGCCAAGTCCATGCAACGCGCAAGTATAAGGATGTGCTCTTGCGCCGGCAGCGGCTGTGCTTCAACGAGCACAAGTTCGACACCTACGAGGTCTTCGCCGGCAATCTCGACCGCCGCACACTCGACGACACCTGTCGAGGCATCGCGGTGCGCAAGCATGCGTGGCACATCCGCCGGGTGGTGCTCGCCTCGGCGCTCACCGCGACCGAGTTGGCGCACAAGCTCGGCGTCACCGAGGCGCGCGTGCGTCAGATCCGCAGCCGGGCGAGGGAGAGCGCGGATGCCAGCTAAGTACCCGTCGCTCTGGGATCGGCTCGTCGCGAACGTCATGATCGACGAGCTCGGCTGCTGGATCTGGGTCGGCCCGGTGCGGCGTCACGGTGGAGGTGTGCGGTTCACCGAGGACTCGACGCCAAAGGTCGGCTACGTCTATCGTGGATGTCGAGTCGATGAGCCTTGCAATTCAAGCGTGCGCCGGCATGGGCCGCGCATTCCATCGTTAGGAGCACCCATATGACTAACCCCCTGCAAAGCGAGCGAGAGGCGAGAGCGCGCGAGTGCGTGTCGGCCATCTACCCAAGGGTGAAAGGCAAGTTCCCAGCGGAGCAAGCCCTTGCTGAGTTGATCGACATTCTCAACGCAGCCCTCGCCTCCCGCACCCCCAGCCCAGCGCCCGAGGGGGCGGCAGAGCCGCCTATCGCATGGTGGAGCGGCGGCGAGTATGGCGGCGGGGATGAACACGGTCGTCTGAGTCTCGGCACGTTCACCGAGCACGAGGACACATGGCACGACATCCCGGTATATGCGGGCTGGAACAACGAAGGCAAACCGAGTCGGTCTCAACCTCCCGCCGCTTCGGCAGGAGATTCCGTTTTGATTAAAACCGTTGATACCGTGATCGGCATGCTGCAGGAATTCAAACACCGCGGCGATGTCAAGGACAGTGATCCGATCCGCTTGCAACATGTCGACGAGCACGGCGTCACGACGGCGTACGAGTTCGGCATCACGGTCGCCGACCCGGATGAAGGGAGGTTCCTGTGGCTGCGGAAAAGCGAGCTCGAGAGATGAAAGAACACGACATCCGCAAGGCGCTCGACGCGCGGGTCAAGGCCTACGGCGGCGAGACGCGCGCCGCGGCGTGGCTCGGCCGCAAGCACTGCCCCGATGTGTTCGTGATGATGCCGGCAGGCGCTTGGCACGCCTACGTGGAGACCAAGCGGCCGAAGAAAGATGCCACCGAAGGCCAGAAGCGCGAGCACGAGCGCATGCAGGATGCCGGTTGCATCGTGCTCGTCATCACCACGCTCGAGGAGCTTGATGCATGGCTGCCACCACTCCCGCGCAAGCCTGCGTACCGCAGCGAAGGTGTCGCCAAGTGAAACACTGGGCGCCGCGGCCCTTCCAGCCGCTCATGTACGAATTCGCCCAGCGGGTGAAGCGATGCGCGCTGCTCGTGCCTATGGGCTTCGGGAAGTCGTCGACAGTCCTTTGGCTGATCTCCACGCTGCTGCTGACCGGCGAGGTACGGAAAGTTCTCGTGCTCGCACCCTTGCGGGTCGCCAAGTCGACGTGGCCTGAGGAGGCGCGTTCGTGGGATGCCTTCTCACATCTGCGTGTTGTGGCGGTCGTCGGATCGGAGCAGGAGCGCTTGAAAGCTCTCGCTACTGATGCTGACATCTACACGTGCAATTACGAGCAGATCGTGTGGCTAGTCGAGACACTGGGCGATGCGTGGCCCTTCGACATGGTCGTGGCCGATGAGGCAACAAGACTCAAAGGCTTCCGTTTGCGACAAGGAACGAAGCGGGCTCAAACCCTGGCGCGCATCATTCACAACAAGGTGGCGCGCTTCGTCGCACTCTCGGGTACACCCGCACCGAACGGGCTGCAAGACCTCTGGGCGTTGGGGTGGTTCATCGATCAGGGAGCACGTCTCGGGCGCACATTCAGCGGCTTCGAGAATCGGTGGTTCGGCTTCCAGCGCACGGGGAACACCCTGTTCACGAAGCGCGTACCGTTCGCGCACGCACAAACCGAGATTCAAGGGCTACTGAAAGACGTGTGCCTGACGCTCTCGGTAAAAGACTGGTTCGACATCGCCGAGCCGATCGTGAACGTGCTCAGGGTGACGCTGCCGCCGAAGGCGCGCAAGCATTACAAGGACATGGAGGATAACCTCTTTACCCAGTTCGACGAGCACGATGTCGAGGCGTTCAATGCCGCGGCCAAAACGATGAAGTGCCTCCAGTTGGCAAACGGCGCCGCCTACCTCAACGACTCGAACGTCGAGTGGGAAGTGGTGCACAACGAGAAGATCGAAGCATTGCGCTCGATAGTCGAGGAGGCGTCAGGCGCTCCGATCCTCGTGGCGTATCACTTCCGCTCCGATCTCGCGAGGCTCCAAAAAGCGTTCCCGGAAGCGCGGGTTCTCGACGCCAAGGCAAGCACAATCGAGCAGTGGAACCGCGGAGAGATTCCACTCCTGCTGGCGCACCCCGCCTCGGCCGGTCATGGGCTTAGTCTCCAGCATGGCGGCAACACCCTCGTGTTCTTCTCGGTCAACTGGAACCTCGAGGAGCACCTCCAGATTCAAGAGCGCATCGGCCCGGTACGGCAGAAACAATCGGGCTATGACCGCCCGGTGTTCATCCACTACGTAGTGGCCGAGGACACCATCGACGAAGACGTTCTCGCGCGCCTGCGAAGCAAGCGCACCGTGCAGGAAATCCTGCTCGAAGCTTTGAAGCGCCACAAAGAGGAGACGGTATGAGTCAAGTCAGAAACAAAGCGGCGAAACGCGCATATGACAAGGTGTACTACGAAAAGAACAAAGCGAGGCGCGCGGCCCAGTACGAGAGATACCGAGCAAGCAACCGCTCAGGTTTTACAGGCGCGCTCTACGAACTGACTCTTGAAGTGCAGGACTTCAAGTGCGCTATCTGTCAGCGTGCTTTCGCGGATCTCCCGTGAACGCCGCACGCCGACCACTGCCACAAAACCATGCGCCCCCGCGGAGTTCTCTGCTCGAACTGCAACCACGGGCTTGGGCTGTTCCAAGACAGTGTCTGGGTGCTCGAACGTGCCGCAGCATATCTTCGCGTTCCGACGATCGTACAACATGACGCCGAGGTAGAGGACGATCTCTGCGGGGGCACGATCGACGAGCTGGTGCTGTTGCGCCACGAGACCAAGCGCAGTGTGCAGGACCTGTTGATCGAGGCAACGAAACGAGGGGTAGAGGCATGATCCGCGAGTACCTGATCCGCCGCGCGCAGCGCACACCGTATTTTCATTTGAGCGGGTACATGAATCGGTTCTGGCTGGCGCCGTACCGAACCCGCATCGGCGACGGTACTGGTCCGGTGTCATGGAAGCGACCGATCGCCAAGCTGCTCCAGCTCTGCGGCCTCGCCGTGCGTGTCCATCAGATCCTGCGCAGCGACCGCGGACGTGATCCCCATGACCACCCGTGGCCCTACCTGACGGTCGTGCTGTTCGGCGGGTATTGGGAGGAGCGCTATGACGATGAGGGTATGTGCATCTCGCAGCGCTGGCACGGCCCCGGGTCGATCCTCTACCGCCCGGCCGGCTCGTGGCATCGCCTGGACTTGCCGCCGGGCAAGGACTGCTGGACGCTGTTCATCACCGGCCCGTATCGCCAACGCTGGGGCTTCAACGTGCGCGGCAAGAAGATCCCGCACAAGGACTACCTTGCCGGTGGAGGTAACAACTGATACCATCGCTACGCATGAAACCCACGGCGATCGTCCTCGCGAGCGGCCCCAGTCTGACGCAGGCGCAGATCGATGCCGCGCTTGCGAGCGGCCACAAGACGATCGTCGTGAACGCGACCTACCAGAAGGCACCGACCGCGGACGTGCTCTACGCCGGGGACTTCTTGTTCTTCAAGGCATACATGGCCGACATCGTGCGCACGTTCAAGGGTGAGGTCTGGACGCAGGACGCGACGAGCTGCGCGCGCTGGCCGAAGCTCAAGCGTGTGCGTGGGGCGAACCGCGAAGGTCTCGGCCGCGACGGCAAGATTCATCTGAACGGGCACTCAGGCGCCCAGGCGATCAACCTCGCGTTCTTCTTCGGATACCGCCGGATCGTGCTGCTCGGCTTCGACATGGCTCTTGGTCCGAATGGTGAGAAGCACCACCACGCCGATCACCCGAAGCCGATGGTGCAGGCACAAACTTTTTTTGAATGGCTCCATAAGTTCAACCGCCTGTCTGTCGATCTCGCGAATGCTGGGTGTGAGGTGCTCAACGCAACCACGACCACGGCGCTGCACTGCTGGCCGCGGGTCAAGCTGGAGGATGTGTTGTGAGAGCCGTCCTCGAGATCCGCAAGGAGCCCGCCTATCGCCGCGCTGCGTTCGAGCAGGGCTTGAAGCGCGTCGGGTTCACGCTCACCCAGATCCCCCGGCCGAGCAGCCCGGACGACTGGCTCATCCTCTGGAACAAGAAACAAGGCAGCGACGAGACGCGCGCCGACGCCTGGGAACGTGCGGGCGGCAAGGTCGTGATCGCGGAAAACGGGTACCTCGCGAAGACCGACAAGACGTACTACGCGATCAGCGTCCACGGCCACAACGGATCGGGCTGGTTCCCGGTAGGCGACGAGGACCGCTTCGCGAAGCTGGGCTTCGGCGTCAAACCGTGGCGCCCGGTCGGCGAGCACGGTCGCGAGATCGTGATCCGCGAGCAGCGCGGCATCGGCTCGAAGCTGATGGCAAGCCCGCCGGCTTGGGGGCGCAAGGCCGCGGCGCAGATCCGGGGTTGGGTTGGCAGCAAGCCTGTGCGGCTCGTGCCCCATCCCGGCGACAAGAACAAGTTCACGCTGGATGCCGCGGCGCTCAGGAACGCCGACACGTGCGTGATCTGGTCGAGCGCGATCGGCGTGCGCGCGCTCGTCGAAGGCATCCCGGCCTGGTACGCGGCACCGCACTGGATCTGTGACATCGGCGCAGCACCGTTCAAGAAGTTCGCCGTCGCCAAGCGCGACGACGCAGCCCGGCTGGTAGCGCTGCAGCACATGGCCTGGGCGCAATGGCACTACGACGAGATCGCCAGCGGCGAGCCGTTCGCCCGGATCCTCGCGCACCGATCGGAGATGCCGACATGGAAGTAACCTGCAAACACTCTCGCGAGATCACCGAACAGGTCGAGGTCGAGAATTGGATGACCGGCGAAATCGAGATTGAATGGAGCACTCGCACAGAGCACTGGACCGAAGACATTGATGTAGGCCGCTTCCGGTGCACGCGCTGCGGTCTCGTCATGTACTACACCGGCCAATGGAAACGCTACTTTGAAGAAGGCATTCCATGCGCCGGCAGTGATGGAGTGCGTCGATGACTCTCCGTCTTTTTCCGGTGCCCGGCAAAGCCAAGAGCGACATGATCTGCAAAGCCTTCGCGTTCGGCGCCCCGCCGAGTGCCGAGGGCTCTGTGTTCTTCGGTACCGAAGGCCAGATGGATGCCTTCACCAAGGCGAAGGCTCGCGGGGGCCCCTGGTACTACATCGACAACAGCTACTTCGACAAGCACCGCGGCCTCTACTTCCGCGTGACCAAGAACGCGCTGCAGGTTGATCCGCGCGACAAGGTCAGCGACGGCAAGCGCTTCGCGAAACTCGGCATCCCGGTGCGCGAGCGCATGGTGCTCGGCGGCCTGATGATCGTCGTCCCCCAGTCCGACCAATTCATGAAATCGACCGGCTACGTCGGCGACTGGGCCGCCGTCACCGCGCGCCGGCTCGAAGGCATGGGCTGCCCGTACGTCCACGTGCACCCGTGGCAGCGTGACAAGATCGCCCGCGGCGAGGCCTTCGCGGCGCTGCTCTCGCGCGCCCGGCTGGTCGTGACGTACTCCTCGGCTGCGGCGATCACGGCGCTGCTCGAAGGTGTCCCGGCGATCAGCGTCAGCGACACGGCTGCCGCGCACTGGATCGGCGGCGAGTTCCATCAAGGCAATGTGCTCGACCCGCAGATCGCGAGCATCGCCGAGCGGCGACAATTCGCGGAGGTCTTGGCGGACCATCAATTCACCCTCGAGGAATTCAGGAGCGGCAAAGCGTGGGCAGCACTCAACAGCAAGTGAGAAAAGGTTGGTTCTCGACCCCGGGGCGGCCCGGCGATCGGCGGCTCGAGGACCAACTCAAGGGTCTCGACCACCTGATCGAGCGCGTGCCCGGCAAGACGGTGCTCGACGTCGGCGCAGCCGAGGGGCTGATCGGCATGCGCTTGTTCGACACGGGCGCCAAGGCCGTGCATGGCCTGGAGATCGTGATCGAGCATGTCGCGGTCGGCAACAAGCTGCGCGGCCCGCGCGCGGTGACGTTGGAGGTCGCGGACGCGAACACCTACAAGCCGGTGCGCGACTACGACATCGTGATCATGCTGGCGGTCCTGCACAAGCTGCGCGACCCGAGCGCGGCGTGCCGCCGGCTGGCTGCAGCGGCGCGCGAGCTCGTCGTGCTGCGTCTGCCGCCGAAGTTTGCACCGACGATCATCGACGAGCGCTCGTTCAACATCCCGCACCACATCGACCGCGTGATGGAGGATATGGGTTTCGCGCTCGGCCGCGTGACGGCCGGGCACTTCGACGAATACGTTGGGTACTGGGAAAGGGTCAAGCCGTGAGCATCGGCACCATGCTTTTCAATCCGTTCAACGGAAAGCCGCGTCACCCAGACGACATCGCCAGCGATCCGACCGGAATTCTGGTGTGGGACGGTGAGCAACCGCTGCGCGCGGTCAGTCGTGTCACGGGCGAAGTACTGACGTACACGATCGACACCGGCAAGATCAATCAGATGCAGTTGGAAAGCATGCGTCACCTGATCGAACGCTGCCGTCACGCCCACTGCACCGACGCCATACTTCTCATCAACGGGAGCGACGAGCGATACGAGATGGATTGGCTCAAGCATTTCCGGGAGCAGGAATGACCGACCTCACGCCGCTCTACCGGGAGATGGCCGCGGCCGACGACGCGCAGTTTCGCGGGTACAGCATCCTCCAGCACCGCGATCAGCTCAAGAAGCTGATGCGCCTGCACGGCGCCAAGCGCGTGCTCGACTACGGCAGCGGTGCAGGCGACGCATACCGCAGCCCGCACAAGCTGCACCGTGACTGGGGGCTGCGCTGGTTCGACGTGACGCTGTACGACCCTGCGTTCCCGACGCACGATGACAAGCCGCACGGCAAGTTCGACGCGGTGCTGTGCAGCGACGTGCTCGAGCACATCCCCGAGGATGCGGTCGACGATTTCGTGAAGACTCTTTACAGCCACGTCAAGCCGGGCGGGTTCCTCTGGGCGAGCGTGTGCTGTCGCGCCGCCAAGAAGACGTTCCCCGGCACCGACACGAACCTGCACGTCACGATCAAGCCAATGCAGTGGTGGCTCGACACGTTCGACCAGCACGCGACGGGCGTGACTATCTACCTCGTGGAGACGCCATGATCGAACTTCCACAAGCCCTCACCGAGATCGCTTTAACCGCGCACGCGCTGGCACGGCTCCTTCTAGCGCAGCCTGATCAAAGCGTGTTGTTCACCAACGGAACCGGAACGATTTTTAAGGTCATCGTGGAGCCCTACCTCGAAGACGATGACGGCGCCGTCTGGATTGACCTGGGGCCGGCGTAATGGGAATGGGCGACGAGCTGATTGCCTCCGGCGCTGCGCGCAAGCTGCACAAGCAGAACCGCGTGCCGGTGCTGATCGTCGGCCTGGACGGGCGGCCCCGCTGGTCGCCGTTGTGGGAAGGCTTGCCGTACATCGTGCGCCGTGCCGCCGGTCGCCCGGTGATGCGTATGGTCAACGGCCCACACGCACGGCCCTACATCGCCGCCAAGACGCCGCACAAGTGGACGTGGAAGCCCTACCGCCCCCAGGCCGCCGAGATCGTCTTCACGCCCGAGGAGCTCGCCTTCGCCGAGCCGTTCCGCGGCAAGATCATGATCGAGCCGAACGTCAAGGCCAACGGCCACGCGAACAAGGCATGGCTGCCGACGCGCTGGGCTGAATTGAGTCGCACGCGCGACGACTTCGTGCAGTGCGTCAGCAGCCCGGAGCAGAGCCTGCCGGCACACGTGCTCAAGGTCCACACCCCCACCTTCCGCCACGCGCTCGCGGTGCTCAGTGTCGCGCGTGCGTTCGTCGGCACCGAGGGCGGTCTGCACCACGGCGCCGCGGCAGTCGGCACGCCGGCTGTTGTGCTGTTCGGGGGGTTCATTGCGCCTGCCGTGACCGGATACTCGACACACCGCAACCTGTTTACGGGGACCGGATTAGGATGTGGCGCACGGATCAATTGCGAGCATTGCCGAAAGGCAATGGCGGCGATCACAGTCGAGAGAGTAGTTCAGGAGCTTCAAGCGGCGTTGGAAAGTTCAGAACAACGAAAACCCCATGCAGCTTGATAGCCAAAGTGTCTCTTGCTTTAGCCGCTTGCTCTGCGGTTGGGTGGTACCCCGCGCTGATTTCCTGCCCTCGAAACTGGACACGTGCTTGCCACAATCCCGAGGCTCTGTGGAGCTTCACACCACGGAAGCCAGACGCGCTATTCGAGCGAAGACTTGTGTTGCAGAGATTCTGACCCTGATCGGACTCGCGCAAGTTATCGAAACGATTGTTCGAGCCGTTTCGATCTTTATGGTCGATTTGATCGCGAGGCCATTCGCCGGTCATGTAAAGCCACGCGGCAATGTGGGCCAGAACTCGTACACCGTCTACCGACACCTCCCAATAGTTGTGCGACTTGCTTCCAGCGACTGTCCCTGCGGGGATGTGGCCCCATCGACCGCCGCCGCCGCCGCCGATACGCCACGTGAAGACCCCCGTAAGCGGATCGTAGTGGAGAAGCTCGCGCAAACGCGTTGCGGTGAGAGAATGTCTAGCAGCCATGTTTCGGCCTCCGAACAGGTCGAGATGCGGTCAGGGCCTCTACAGCGTTACAGCGCAGTAGGGGCCCGTTTATTTTCGCATAGAGGAGCCCCGCTTTGAAACCCTGCAACGCCGCCACCTATCGCGAAGCCACGCGCAAGCTCGCCGCCGCCGTCAACCCGAAAGTTCTCGTCGAGGTCGGCGTGTATGCCGGCGCACTGTCGGCGCTGTTTGCCACGATTCCGTCGATCGAAGCGCAGCACATCGTCGACTCGTGGGAAGGCGACTACAGCAAATTCGGCCAGAAACACATGGACGACATCGCCCGACAGGTCAAGTCCTGGGCTGCGGGCTACCCGAAAATCACCGTGCATCACATGCGCTCGCTCGACGGCGCGGCTCTGTTCCCGGACGAGTCGATCGACTTCTTCCACACGGACGGAGACCACTCGCTCGATGGCATCATGACCGACATCCGCGCGTGGCTGCCCAAGGTCAAGACGGGCGCGATCCTCTCCGGCGACAACTACGAGATCCCGGCCGTCGCCGAAGGCGTCAGGCGGCTGCTACCGCACCACGAGCTACTCGCCAACGGTCGCCTATGGCACGCGAGGAAACTGTGAACTCGACGGTTAAATTCGACCCGAACCTCAGTGCGTCGTCGCTGGTCTGGAACTATGCGGCCGACGCTGAACAGACTTTTCTCGACTCGCAGCTTTTCGTGCTCGACGGTACGCCGTGGGAAGCCGATCTCGACGTGATCCGCTCCGGCCTCGTCGACAAGCGCCGTGCGTTCAAGGCGCCCTATCTCGAGCGCGAGCCGAAGCCCGAAGTGCGCAAGCAAGTGCGCCGGCTGATCGACCACGCGAAGCGGCTGTTTCCGCAGCTCTACCCCACCTTCCGCTCGGTCGAGGAGCGCACGTCGTTCCGGCCGATGATCACCGGGCCGGAGCCGCTGCACTTCGACAGCTACGGCGGCGAGGCGCCGCTCGTGACCGCGTACATCAACGTGTCGGACGTGCCGCGCGTCTACAAGATCGGCCCGAACTTCCCGATGCTCGTCGAGACGCACCCCGACGAGCTGCGCGCGCTGCGCGACGCAGCGATCAAGCGCGGCGAGCCGCTCGACGTGAGCTACGCGCTGCGCCAGATGGACGGCGGGCCGCTCGGCCCCCGGGCACCGCGGCACCACGTCGAGCTTGCGCCCGGCGCGATCTGGTTCTTCAACGCCAAGACCGTGAGCCACGAGGTCGTCTACGGTCGCGGCGCGGTCGGCATCTCGTGGGAAGTGCCGGGCTGCGGCGCGAAGATGCAAGCCGATTACCTCAAGGAGCTTTGAAATGCGACAAGCTGATGGTTGGTGGTGGCCTGATCACGAGCGGCATCTGATCGACTGGATGGCCGACCCCAAGAACCGCATGAAGCTCCACGGGCGCTCGATGTACCAAGGCAAGAAGCAGATGCTGTTTCTCGATCACTGCCCCCTTGATCGGCGCCGTACCTTGATCGATATCGGCTCCCACATCGGTCTGTGGAGCTTCACCCTCGCGCACTACTTCAAGCGAATCGAAGCCTTCGAGCCGGTCGAGGCTCATCGCGAGTGCTTCGTGAAGAATGTGATCGAAGCGCCGAATCGCGACTTCACGTGCGAGGTGAACCTACGCCCCTACGCGCTTGGCGACCGCGCCGGCAAGGTCGCAATCAAGGTCGATCCGTACAGCACGGGCGGCAGCTTCGTTCAGGACAAAGGCGATGTCGAGATGCGTACGCTCGATAGCTTCGCGTTCACGGAAGTCGATGCGATGAAAATCGACTGCGAAGGCTACGAGGAATTCGTGCTGCGCGGCGCGGAGGAGTTGATCGTCACGTGGCGCCCATCGATCATCGTCGAGCAGAAACGCGATTTTCCAGTGAAGTTCGGTTTGCAACCGATGGGGGCGGTCAAGTACCTCATCGGCCTCGGCTACAAGACGGTCGGCGAGATCAGCGGTGACTACGTGATGGTGCCAGCGTGAAGATCTTCGTCGGTTTCGATCCACGCGAAGAAGCCGCGTTCGACGTCGCGGTCGAGTCGCTGCACCGCGTCGCACCGGATCTGCCGGTCACACCGCTCGACGATCAACTACTGCGCGCACAAGGGCTCTATTGGCGCCCGGTCGATCATCGCGGCGGACAGGACTACGACCTCACGAGCAACGAGCAGACAAGCACGCGGTTCAAGTGCACGCGGTTCCTGACGCCGCTGCTCGCGCAAACCGGACGGGCTCTGTTCGTCGACTGCGACGTGGTGTTCTGCTCCGATCCGCGCGAGATGGTCAGCGAAGACTATGGCGCTGCGGTATCGGTCGTGAAGCACAAGCAGGCACCGCTCGCCCCGTGGAAGATGGTGAACCAGTCGCAGCGATCGCACCCGTACAAGTGGTGGTCGAGCGTGATGTTGTTCGATTGCAGCCACCCCGCCAACCAACGCCTGAGCCTGCGCGACGTGAACGAGCGTACGGCTTGGGAGCTGAACAGCTTCTACTGGCTGCACGACAACGAGATCGGCGAACTGTGGCCGGGCTGGAACTGGCTCGTGGACGTGCAGCCCCGGCCGCAGCCCATGCACATCGCCCACATGACGCTCGGCGGCCCGTGGCTGCCCGGCTGGCAGGGCGGGTCGTTTGACGCCGAGTGGGAAGCAGCTCGGGCACAATAGACGCCGCAACTCTTAGGAGTCGGTCATGGCGAAGAACTGGATCGCGGACGCGACGAAGAACAAAGGCGCTCTGCATCGCAACCTCGGCGTGCCGGAGGGTCAGAAGATCCCCGCCGGCAAGATCGCCGCGGCGGCCAAGCAGCCCGGCAAGATCGGCAAAGAAGCGCGCCTCGCGCAGACCCTCAAGAAGCTCAGGAAATGAAAAGTCCGCCCTCGGGCGGCCTTTCTCTTGGCGGCAGGGCTCAGATCGGTAGCGTGCGCTGCGCGGCGGCCAGCGTGTCGAGCGCCGAGGTTGCCTTCGATCGCGCGAGCGTGAGCTCGTCGTCCGACACATCGCGGCCCTGGGCCTGGGCGGTGCCCAGAAGCTGATTCAGCTCGGTCACGTGCTGCAGCGCCGTGATCATGAGCTCGAGAACAAGAGCGGCGTTCGGTCCCATCACTTCACTCCTTGGGTGGCGAGATACGCCTGCAGCGCCGAGAGCACGGCGAGCGTGGCGGTGAGCTTGGCGTCGGCCGCCGGGGCGGTGCACGCCGGGTCAGGCGTCTCGATCTGGGGGCGCAGCGGACATGCCTGCAGATGCAGGGTCTGCGCGACCATGACCCCCTGCACCGCGGCGCGGCCGGTCGTCACCACGTTCGTGCGGTCGGAGTCGCTGAGTTTGCCGGCGGTATACGCTGCCGTTGCGCCCTCGGCGACTGTCTGCACGGTGGCGTAGGCCACGGCCACGCGCTTGTTGAACGTGTCGACGGGCGGCGTGCCGAGCTGCGCGCACCCGTCGAGCAGGTACGTGCAAGCGGCCGCGACTGCGACGACAAGAAAGAAACTCCAGCACTTCATGCTGCATCTCCTTTGGAGTCCGGGACGAGGTACTGCACGACGAACGTGATGACCGTCGATAAGCCGATGCCAGCCTCCACCGTCAGATCGACATGGGCGAAGGTCTTCGCGGCCCAGCTTAGGACGGCCACGATGCCTCCGGCGAGGATGCCGGCTTGAACCTTGTTGGTGGGTACCGCGCTGTTCACAGTTGCTCTCCTGTCGCCGCGGAAACCGCCGCAGCATGGTTGGCCGCCCAGGTGGCGGGATGCGGTTTGCCCGGCTGCCAGTTGCGCACGTAGTAGTCCCAGGCGCCGCCCGGGTCGTCGAGCGTCGGCAGAGGTCGGGGATCGGTGAACAGCAACAGTCGCGCGCAGCCGGCGGCCAGCACGTCGTCGTATTCGAGCGCGGCCCAGATCGACGAGATCTCCCACGCGGTATTGCGCGCATTGCAGAGTGCCCGTGTCCACAGGGCGCTGGCGTCGTGCTCATAGACACCCTTGACGCCGCCACCCCGCTCGAACTGCCACAGGCCGCGGGCGGGCCCGTCGCCGAGCTGGCGCCGGAACTCGAGCCGTGACTCCTGCAGGCCGATCGCGAGCAGCAGTGCGCGCGCCGGCAGCGAGTCCATCGCCTTCGGCAACAGCACGAGCGCCGGCTCGATCGCCAGGGTGAGGGCGTCGTCAAGCGTCACGGCTTGCCTCCCGGTTGAACAGCCCGCGGCCGAAGGCGGCGATCGTTGCGAGGAACCGAAAGGCCGCGTCGATCTCGGGTGCGCGCATCAGGCGGGGTTGCTTGTCTTTCTCGCGCAATTGGTACTCGCTCAAAGTGGGGTAGAAGTACACCTCGGTCGTGTCACTGGGCAGCGGCTCGATAGGCGGCAAAGTCGACATCTCGAAGGTGATGTCTCCAATTTTCGCGACCATGCGCCGATTCTTGAAGTACAGCATGTCGCTCATGAGGCTCAATCCCGTGGCTGACGTAAGAAGGAGATCAGCAGCACGATCGTGACCGTCATCATGTAGACCGGCAGCCCTGTCACCGCATCGCACAGGCCGGTGAAGGGCTTCACGCTCGGTGGCGGTTGCCCCATCGGGAACTGTAACCGACACGCGGAAATTTGAAACGACTCCAGCGCTCCCCAGGCGCACACGACACTGCCGGCGATGCGTGTGCTGATCGGCTCCCACGGGAGCAAGAGCCACACGATCAGGTAGAGCAGTGTCGACTCGAACCCCCGAAGCACGTAGGCCCAGGCCTTCCCGGCCGCAACCGGGTCGGGGTAGAAGCTGCCGATCACGTCGTACGACGCATGCGCGAGGACGACGGTCAGCAGCAGGAGCGACGGCAGGAAAAAGTTAGCCGCCGCCTTCTTCACCGGGGCCGCCCGCGAGGTTCGGATCAACTGCGGGAGGCGGGGTTTCCGGTGCCGGCGGCGGGGTTTCCGGCACGGGAGTCTCGGGGACTTCCGGCGCTTCGGGGCTGGGGTTCGGGTGCATCAGGTGGGGCCTTTCAAAATTGGAAAGTCAGGGCACCACGACCATCTCGCGACCATCGCCGATCAGCGTCGATCCGCAGTTTTTCGCGGTGTTGAGACATTTTGACACGAAGGTCTGCATCACCGCAGCGTCCCACCCCATCATCCAATCCCCGTGGCTCGAGTAGCCGGCGGGCTGCGAGGTGTCGTAGTTGTCGCTCGCCAACCGCCAGCGCCGCGTGTCGTCGGTCGAGCGCACCGGGTACTCGACCTCGAACGAGATCTCCGGGATTGCCACCGGGTGCGTGGCCGGGCAGTAGCCCTGCTGGTTGCCGGTCGTGTAGACCGCGCTCGCCATGTGGCTCTTGTGGTCCGGGCTGTCGAGGTTCACGCCATCCCAGCACTGCGGGAACGTGATCGACATGCGCATCACGGTGTAGCCCGCCACTTGGCAGTAGGGGATCGTGCTCTGAGCGTTGCCGATGTCGGCCTGCGTCGCGCCGCCGTTCTTGATGCAGCGGTACGAGGCGACCCGGCTCGGGTTCGTCGGGTTGCCCTTGGAGTCGCCAGTGATCATGCGCAGCCCCGCCGGAGCAGGCTTGATCAGCGCCACGGGCAGCGTGTAGCCGGTCTTGTAGTAGAACTGCGAGCCGACGTATTGGTCGTTGTTCGCGCCGATCGGGCGCCCGTCGAGTGTGTCGACCATCGTCGGCACCCAGTAGGCGGTGCGGTTGATCGTGCCGCCGTTGCACGTGCTGTTGCCGGTGGTCGAGATCGAGGCGGTCGTCGATGCGGCGTTGGTCAACGTGTTGCCGAAGAACGTGTGGAGGTGCGAGGCGCCCGGCTGGTTCGGATAGACGAGAGGGTCGTCGAAGGCCATGTGCGACCACTTGCAGGTCGTGCGGAACGCGCCGGAGCCATCGCCCGCTGAAGGGTATAGCGTGTTCGTCGTGAACATCGGCTTGTCCCAGCCCTGCCACGCCGCCTTCGGCATCTTCGCGCAGTCGATCTTGACCGCCAGATTGCTCGGTCCACAGGCCGTGGGCGGTGGCGGCGTCGTGCAGGCGCCGGCCGGAGCCGTGGAAGGAGTCCAGGCGCCCGCCACCCAGGCGGTGCCGTTCCACGTGTAGGCGCGCGTCTGCGTCCAGCTTCCGGTCTCGGGTGAGACACACTGTACCGTTTGCGTCTCGCCATTCGGGAACGGGTTCGGCGGGATAACGGGCCCGGTGCTGATGATCGTGTCGATGATCGTGGCTCGACACGTGAAGGTCGTCCCCGCAGGCGTCTTTAACAGCGCCTGTGCCCGACACTCTGCATCCGTCGCGTAGTCGTACTGCGGAGTTCGCACCGCGGACGAGCCCTTGTACATCGTCCATCGGCCGGTGGTCTGCGCGCTCGCAAGGCCCGCGAGCAGACACAGGGTAAGAGCAAGGGTGCGCTTCATGGTCGTCTCGGGGTTGGTGACGGGGGTGTGCCGGTCTGGGCTTCGATCTTGATGAGCTTGTTGTTCATGTCCCGGATGTCGACCTTCATCTCGCCGACGTCCTTTCGGAACTGCTCGACCGCGCCCTTCACGTCGGTGCGGTCGCGTTCGGTCGAGTTCTTGAGCTGGTCGATGTCGGCCTTCACCACCGCGCGATCCTCGCGGTACGTGCCGTAGGCCATCGCTGCGGCCACGAGGATCGTCCCGAGCTGGATCAGCGTGCCGCTCGACACCGTGGGGTCGAAGCGAAAGAGCTGGCGTCGATCGGATGCGCGGCGCGAGAGGGGCATCGGCCCAGAATCTTCCATGTCAGAGTCTCCGCGGCTCATTGCAGCATCGGCCGGGGGCCGGGTCGTTGAGGGATCGGGGTTCTGTCGAAGCGCATCGGCCGCCGCGTGAGCTCGCCCTTTGCCGCGCTGCGCAGCGCCGAGGCAGCGAGGCCGCGGATCAGGCTCGCGTCTACGCGGTTGCCCATCGTCGTGCCGAAGTGCTGGTAGAAGTACGCGCGGATCTCGTTGACGAGCCGGCGCACGAACGGCAGATCCGGTTGCGTCTCGACGAGATGCGCCGCGACCTCGCGCAGGAAATTCGGATCCTCCTCATCGAGCTTGTAGTTGCGTTTGACCGTGCTCCACGCCTCGCGCACCTCGGGCGTGTTTTTGATCTCGCGCAGCTCGCCCAGCATCACGCGGTAGCGGTCATCGCCGAGCAGCCGGCGGATACCGAAGTGCTCGCCGAGCTCGTGCATCAGCACGCCGGGCGCCTCCTCGGCGGTGAGCTTGTCGAAGAACATCGTCGCGCCGGGCCGCGGGCCCTCGCGGAAGACGGCTTTTGCGGTGGGCGGCGCCTCGTACCTGTCGTCGGCCTTGGCGATCATGTTGAGCAGCCCTTGGTCCAGCAGCCCCTGGATCAGCTTGTCGCCGAACTTCGCGCGCAGCACGCCTTCCATTGCCTCGGCGCTGCCGACCGGCTTGAACGCTTCGCCGCCCTTCTTGAAAATCTCGTCGTCTAGGTCCGCAGCGCGGGCTGCGGCGCTGCCGGTGTCTTTCGCTTGGCCGCCTTCTTGGCCTTGACGAGCTTCGAGGATACGGCGAGGCTGCGCCCCTTCTTGGGCTTGACCGCCTTGCCGTACATCACCGGGCTGACTGCGTTGTCGTTGACTTGTGCCATCTGCGGCCTCCTGGGCGACACGTTGAGCGACTTCGGGGTCCTTGATGTTCCCGAGCACGAGCTGACGATCAGCGCCGTCGCGGATGCGCTGCGCCTCCTGCTTCACGAAGATGTCGACCTTGTCCGGGTAGTTGCGCTTCCACAGCTTCCAAGCCGGCGGCTCGGTCTTGCCGCTGGGCATGATCCGGCCGCCGTGCTTCTCGTTGAACGCGTCGTACAGCGCACGACCGACGCCGGTCCCCTGCACGTCCTTGTCGACCTTGACGATGTCGACGCTCGCGTTCTCGCCGAGCTGCTCGGCCTGCCCGCGCTCGAGGTTGTCGCGCAGGTAGCCGACCTTCTTGCCGTCCTTGTAGGCGTCGAAGCCGCCGG